CGAGGACTCCAGCCTCGTCGGCGATTGCGTTGATGTTGCCTAGGGTGTTCGTCACGGAGACTTCGGCGAAGCGGGTCGAGTCAGGGGACGTGCTGTCCTCGACTTCGATGGCGTTTGCTGCTCCGAGCTGAGTGACACGCAGGGCAGCGGTCGATGACGAGGTCGTGTTGATGACCATCTGGCCCGTGAACGTGTTGAACTGGTTCAGGACGGGAACGTTGTAGTTTACCCCGCCAGTTCGATAGGTGATCTTCGGCGAAGCGGCGTTTGAGATCCAGATGTCTCCGTTAGTCGCGCTGGCCGGGGCAGAGTCGCATTGACCTCCGAGGTTCACGCTCGGGCTTGATGCCGAAATCGTTGCCAAGTTGACCTTGCCCGTGAACGTCGCCCCGGAGAGGTTCGCCTTGCCAGCAGCCGATGCGATCGTGAAGTAAGTCGAGGCCGCGGTCGTGACTTCCAGCTTCGCATTCAGCGCCGTCGCAAGGTCGGTCTGATTGCCGAGCGTGCCGGTGATAGAACCCCAGGCAACGGAGGCCTCGGGAACCGTGCCGCCCACGTTGACCGTCCAGATCGAGAACGTGCCCGAGCCGGAGTGACTGCGGACGTCGACCGTCATAACACCCGTGCCGGAGTTGTACGTCAGCACCTGGGCGTGCATATGGTTCGCCGCGTCATAGGCGATCACCACGTCCTGCTGCGGGGTGTACGACAAGCCCGTGCCGACGGTCAGGGTCTTGTTCGCGTTGTCGATGGTCAGGCTCGTCGTTGAGGTCGTCAGGTAGCGGTCGCCCGGGATGAGGGTCGCAAAGGACGCGTCGAAGTTCGTGCCCGAGTTCTTCGTCAGGACTTGGCCGACCGTGCCGCCAGTGGGCAAGCCGGAGCCGGCGACGAAGGCAGTCGTCTGAATGGAGGTGTCAGGGAACGTGATGCCCGAGGAGGGCGAGATCACGAAGGAGCCGAAGGTCGTATGGCTAAGGCTTAGGGAGGTCGGCGTATACTGTCCGACGTTAGCGCCTGAGCCTTGCAACGTGAGGCCGGCGAAGGTCGGGTTATTGAGCGTGCCTAGCTGAAGATTATCCCTGGCCGTGGCGAAGTTGGTCAGGCTGCCGAGATTATCGGCCTTGGTCAGGTAGGGCGTAAGCGCCGAGGCCGTCAGGAAGCCCGAGGGGTTTCCAGTGAGAGGATAAAAACCAGCGGTCACCCAGGACTCGGTCGCGTAGCCGGCGAGAGATAGGGTCGACCAGCCAGTCGCATAATCGAGGTTACTCGACTTGGTCAGGAATTGGCCCGTAGTTCCGCCAGCAGGGACGCCCACGCCGGGAGCTCCTGGGACGCCCTGAGGGCCAGCGGGGCCGGCGGGGCCGGCGGGGCCAGTCGCGCCAGGGGTGGCGACGGTGCCCGACAGCGTTCCCGCGATCAGGCTGTTGAATGTTCCGTTGATGGTCGCCATGTTAAGCTTGAGTGATGGTCTCCTGGATCTGCACGCGGAAGATGGTCGAATGCGTCACGGGGCCGCCAGGGAAGGTGAAGCGGATGTCCCAGCTCGCGAGGCCGAGCGCCCAGTCGGCGGTGTCACCGGGGAACGTGGCCGTAAAGGATAGGCCGTTGCCGGCGAGCACGATGACGAGGGGGTATTCCTTTCCGCTCCGATCGCGGAGGGTCGAGGCGATGGTCGTGCCGAGGAGGTTGACGGGCTCGCCGGCCCCGGGAACCCAAGTCCAGACGCTGGAGAAACTGTCCCCTCGGGAGAATACGGCGGTATTGGAGCAGCTCATCGGGTCTTCTTAACCCTGCGGAGATTGGCAAGGGGGCCTCAGAATGACAAGGTCACCGACGAAACCGTGCCCAGCGGAGTCGTGCCAATATTCTGGCCGGCGGGGTCAGAGTTGTCATAGGACGTCGGGCCAGTGGTGACGCTGCCACCTGAGCCGACGAACGTGGCGCCGCCTAAGATGGTCGCCTGTTCTTCGATGTCGAGGCCGCTGCCGATGCCAGGGACAAAGATGCCAGACCCGGGGGGAGACTCAAAGAAACTTCCGTAAAAGAATCGCTGAATATCGGGAGCGCCTGGAGTGGGGTTGCCCGTTGAGTAATCGTTATAACCAACGGTGCTAAAAGCCTGTCCGCGGAATAGCCGGTTGCCGGACTCGACAGCGTCGATTGCGTTGAAGCCGGTGTCATAATAGTCGATAGCGTGTCCAGAGTTTCCCCAGTAGGAAGAGCCTGTTCCGTGTTGTCCTGCGTAAACAGCAGTTCGCATCTGGCCCCACGTCCAGACGGTGCCGCTAAATGTCTGCGCTCCGCCGACCGTGATGTAATCCTTCGTCAGCGGAGGCAGGGGCATTAGGATCGGGCGAAGAAGTACTTCGCGACAGCCGACCCGACCTTGATTCGGTCAGACCACTGAGAGCCGCACGTCAGCTGAGTGATTACAATCGGGGTAGCAACGCCGCCCGGGTTGGTCTGGTCTTGGTAGGCGACAGCGAGGAGGAAGAAGGCCGAGTCGTCCGTTGCGTCCTGCTGAATGCTCGTCGAGATGATGCGCGGATAAAGGATGTCTGCCTGATCCGTCACAGGGTAGAGGGTCGGAGGAGTGGAATAGTCCGCCGAGACCTTGAGGTAGATATACGAGTAACCAGTGGCCGGGTCGAAGTTGAAGGCCGTCGTCGGGGTCGGAACGTAGTCGAGGCGCTTAGTCGCAAGCGGGGCGATGCCGATCTGAGGGATGACCGAGTTGACCATCCCAGGCGTGCAGCTGAACTTGTAGGTCGTGCCTGAGGATTCGTCGACGATGGTGAACGGACAGACCTCCTCGGTGACCGGGTAGACGGCCCACGGCCCCCAGGGCTTCTCGATGTTCAGGGTCGTCCCTTGGCTCGACGCGTTGAATGTATAACCGACTCCGGGCTGGATGCTCATCGGTCGTCAGATGTTGACGTAGACGTCAGGCGGCCAGCCTTCCTTCGAGTAGCGGATCTCGTAGATGACCTTATAGAGCGCGCCGTATTCCTCGACGTTGACCTGGGAGAGAAGGTTCTGCTTCCCGTAGGTTCCCGTTCCGGCAGGGCCCCATAGAGGGATGAGGTTGAAGACGCCCCAGGAGCGCGTTGCAGTAGCTGAGCCTAGCAAGGCATAGAGCGCTTGCACGTCTGACTGAGAGGTCGTATACATCACGCCCGAATAGGTCGTCGTGCGGGCAAGGTACTGCGTCTTGCCGTAAAGGTACGGGACATCGGGGTCGACGAAGCCGATGAAACGGCCGCCCATACCGGTCTCGAAGCATGCGCCGTTGTAGCCTTCGGAGGACGGGACGACGACTGGCTTGCCAACGTTAGGGCCGCCGACCGCGATGACCGTCACGGGAGGGCCGAGGGTCGAGTCGTCGTAAGCGCCGCCGAAGTCTGAAGGCAGGCCGGCGAGAGGGCCGACGGTATAGTTTACGTCTCGCTCGAAGAAGTTCGTGTGTGAGGTGATGTTCTCAGCGGTCAGGCCGTTCGCCACGGAAGTGTTGGCGAGCGTGCGGACTCCGCCACCCACGTCCGGGTCGATGCCGACGTAGTCCACCTTGATGGTCTTATAGCGGAGATTGTCCCAGCTGATTTGATACTTGTGCGCCTTCAGGTAGGAATAGAACGCGTCGGGATGCGGCTGCCCGCGCTGGAACGACGTGATCGGCGCCGCGATGTCTGCCTTATAGGTCGTCGTCGACGTGATGAGGCCGAAGCCGTCCGATTGCACCGTCCACCCTGGTTGAATCTCGGCGGTGAGAAGGGTTTTTCCTTTTGCTACTTGGGCCATAAAATCAGGCGACGCCCTCCTTGGCGGCGGTCAGGGGGACGGCGCGGTCGGTGAACGGCGCAGGGACGCCGCCGCGGTTCTCGATGCTCTGCTCCTGAAGGATGAGTTTAATCTCCTCGAGGATCTCATTCTGGCGGGTCATGGCCTCCATGACCGGGTTTGCGCCGACGCCGACGACCGTGCCGAATCCTTCGGGGCCCTTGAACGAGCCGGCCTTGCCAGCGGACGCTTCATCTTGAGAGAGAGAAGCCGAAATCTTTTTGCCCTCTTCGGTCGTGTTAAAGTACTCCATCGCCAAGCGCTGCACGTCGGCGTTCTTGGACAGACTGTCAATAGTCTCAGTTCCCGCGCGGAGTTTGCGGACGTACTCCTCGGGAAGGTCGAAGTCTGCGAACATGCCGCCAGGATTGTTTAGGATCTGCTTCGTGATGTCAGACCTTCCCGCCTCGACAAGCTTCTTCTCGTCTTCCATTTCCTTGCGCCGTTTGAAATAAGCGGCGGCACGCTGCTCTTCCGTGCTGGCAAACTTAGTCTCGCCGGACGCGATCAGGTCGATGCCTTCCTTCGCGCTGCGCTTGGCTTCCTCCATTGACTTACTGATGTAAGACAACGCCCCCTGGAGGAGCACCATCGGAGCCGTAAAGCCGAGGAAGATATCCTTGAACGCAGTCGAGAACTTCTTCTGGATGTCTTCGACCTGTTTGGAGAATGAGACGACGGCGCTCTTCGACTTCTCCATCGCCTGGGGAACGTCCGAGGTCGTCTTGATGTTTACGGTCAGGTCTTGGGCCATGGTCTTCTTTACCCTGCGGGATTGGCAACGGGGGCTTCCCCTTCGCCGGCCTTCAGCTCAGACTCGATGAAGGCCTCTTCCTCGGGCGACATGATCGCGACGTCCGCACCCTTGCGGATGGCCAAGGCGGAGTTCAGCCAGATGGCCTGACACTCTGGCATCTCCCACGCCCGCTTCTCCTCGATGCCGCACGCGACCAGGTTCGCGACGATGGCCAGCGGCCACGGGATGCCCTTGTTCCCGGGGGAGCCCTTCTTCGCGGACTGCTCCCAGAACTTCGGCCAGTTGTCCACGAGGATGTAGCCGGCGAAGGCCTCGAGCAATAGGTGGAACTTGGCGGGGTTGTCGTTAAGCCGCGAGAGACGCAGGCGGTCGATCATGCCGACATCCCCCAGCGGTTCTTCGGCGCATACCTGGCAGGCGAAGAGAAGGTCGGCTGGCGAGACTTCCTTACCAGATATGACCAGCGGAGACTCAAAGGCCATCAAGCGCACGCGGTACTTGAGGCACCACGGGTAAAGGGTTCTTCCCAGCAATTTGAACGGCGCTGGGTCAACCTGGCTATTGAGGAAGCGACGATCCACTCCCTCCAGATTGCACCCCTTGCGGGGGTGTCAATTAGTAGGTGATGAGCTCGAAGGACTCAGCAGTGATGGACACGCTGACGAAACCTTTACTAGATCCGCGGTCGTCGACCTTGGTGATCGTGCCCGAGAAACTGACCGAAGCCGCGCCGCCAGGGTAAGCCGAGGCGGTCTTCGCGGTGAAGGTAAGGGTGGCGCCGAGCTGCGGGACGGACGTTAGTTTCGCCACGCCCTCGACACTAATCTCGGAGCGTCGGTCGTCGTAACGAGCGGTCACCGTGTTGCCTTCTTCGTCGACCACCGTGCCGGTGTTGTTAAAGCCGGAACTCACGGAGTAGCTTTGGACGTAAAGCGAGGCCACTTGGCCGGCGCCGATTCCGTAGAGGCAGACTACGCCTTTGTTTACTTCGCTCATCTTACTCCTGCTTTAATTGGCAACCTACTCGGGGTTGAGGCAAGTCAGGATGTCGAAGGCGAAGGAAGTCGCCCAGGAACGCTCGTCGATGCCCTCGTCTTCGGAGCGATAGGTGACGTCGTAACAGAGGGCGTCGCCGGTCACCGCGAAGGCGTCTTGGATCAGGCCCACGCTCCGCATGCAGTCGGACAGGGCGGCGCAGCGGGCACGGTGTACGGCCAGCGTCGTGTCGTCGGCGTTCGAGAAAAGGGTGATGCGGACGGAGCAATCGAAGTTGCCGAGGCCTTCGGGGAGGTCGCCAGGAGCCCGGGCGGAGTCGCAGAGCACGACGGCCTTGGGCAGGGTCTGGGTCGCGGCGCTGTCACCCGTGAGGATGGCCACGCCGGCGAGACCAGCCTGGGCGGTGAGATAGGTCGCGAGCGTGCCCTCGACGATGTGGCGGATGGATTTGGTAAAGGCCATGTTATTTGCGGTTAAATTTGTCGACGGGTTTGCGGAGGCGGTAACGAATCATGGCGGGCATCTGCTTGACGCGGTTACCGTAGACTAGGCCGAGGACTCCAGCCTCGTCGGCGATTGCGTTGATGTTGCCTAGGGTGTTCGTCACGGAGACTTCGGCGATCTTGTCGGTGAAGGCCGTCACGTTAGTCCCAGGGACTCCAGAATGCGAGGTAATCCAAGAGGCCTTGCGCAGCTGGGCACCGGGCTCGCCTTGCTGGCCGTTGTTATCCTTTGGGCGGGGGAGGCTTGCAAGGGCCTTGGCCCAACCTGACTTGACCGCCCCGACCATGGCTTGACGGCGTTCAATGTATTCCTGCAATTCGGACTTGTCCTGCACGAGCAGCTTGGCGGTCACCGGGCGGCGGCCCTGCTTGATGCGTCCGCCGAACTTGCCTTTGACCTGGTCATGGATTGTCCGCAGATCACGGACGAATCCCTGCGTGCCGTATTCGCTCTTGATGGGGTTGGCGCGGTTCAGGAAGTTCTTGGCCTTGGCAAAGGCCCGCTGCTTGTCGGCGTCGTTCGCGATCTTCGAGAGGACGCTGCGCTGGCCGAGCATGCCGGAGAGCCTGCCGCCCTCGGTAAGGCGGGAGAAGGTTCCGAAGTCGCCGGCCTTGACCGCGAAGGCCATCTGGTTGACGAGGTTTCCAGCTACGCCCTTGGCCGAGGAGTCGTTTGCGGCTACGAAAATCTTGGAGATGTCGCCGGCTACGGCGCCGAGGCCCGCCTTCTTGGCCGCAGGGGTAAGGCCTCCGCCTCCGCCCTTGACCAGTGGGGGCGTGAAGTTGGCCGCGTCCTGGCAAGCAAAGGCCGCTTGCTCGAGGACGGCGTCGCGCATGGTGATCTTAGTCGCCGCGGCGAATTGCCGACAGGCCTCCACAAACTGAGCGAGGGACTTCGGCTCAATGGAGACCTTGGCCGGCATTACTGGTTATCGTCGATAACGACGAGGGTGACCCACGCCGACCCGGGCTTATAGGTCTGGGTCGTGATGCGGACGTTCTTCCCGCCGGCCACGATCTTCTTGCCCTGGGCGAGGGACGGGATGGGGACGCCGCCGACGATGATGGCCGTGGAAGCCCCCGTAGACCCATCTGGAAGGCTCCAGGAGGCCGTTGCGGCGGGGAGGCGGACGGTGTACTGGGTTCGCTCCATATACCCCCCTGCTTCGAGCACGGTCTGCACGGCGGGGTCGGAGATAAGGCAAGCGAATGTAATCGCTCCCGAGTTGGCCGAACCGGCCACGGCAAAATCGGCGACCATCTCCTTCGCGTCGGGCAGGAACTCAGAGTATAAACTCATAACCCTGCGGCCATTGGCAAACAGGCACAAAAAAGGGGC